CATGAGACATTATTTTATTGAATACGATAGCGAGTATGGTTCTGCCACTTTTGAGGGCGAATACTCAAGTTATTATACTTTCATTGATGAAGCTAATAAAGCAGCACGCGAGTCTGGAATATTAGACGATGATGAAAGTGTACTAGACTGTGATGGTTTATTAATAATTGACGGGCGGGAAGGTTTTTCAATTACCGCAAAGTCTGAGAGTGAGTAAAGGAGATTAAACAATGATTAAGCGTATACATGTAAACCAGCACGTTATAAGAGCAAATGCAAAACATGGACAGAATAAACCATGTATTACTGTAAAAACTTCTAAGTCAAACACCTACTGCCATGAGGCTACAGTGAATGGCTCAACTAAGGTCATCTATTCACCAGACAAGCCACTATCTTGTGGCGCTAAGGTTTGGATAGAAACAGAGGATGAGGTTGTGTGTACCACGCATGAGTACGATGACTTTGATGCAGAACTAACTATAATTAACTAGGGGAAGTAACATGAAAGTAGTCAAGTATCATGGGGATGAGGGTGTGCGTACTGGCATCCTGACCAAGGTAGGGCGTAAGTGGGCTTACATACTGCTTATGGATATGCCTATGCGCGTCAAACGTATACCAAAGACTGAGTTGAAGTATGTTAAGGAAATTGACTATAATCTGAAACGCGCTCAGTATGTATTCAAAAATAGCATTTGCTTCAAGTCTACAGCAGAGCCTAGTAAAGCTGTACTCGAAGCTCTAAACTACAACGGGGAGGGATAATGATACCAAAAAGCACAGAGTATGCCTTGATAGTGGATGGCATTGTAGTCGCAAAAGGCTCTAAAAAGCTTATACTGAGTAGACGGAAAGAAGGGGGCGGGCAAATATTACGCGCACCAAGTTTAAAGGTGGGAGATAAAAAATGATACTCAACAAGCCACACAAAAAAATACTGTTGGATGCAATTGCCATGACCAACGCCAATCTATTTGACAAACTCAAAGTCAATATAGATGATGGGCGCGTGGACATATGGTATGTAGACTTCAAGGGGTGGGAAGTAAGTGTACTGCTGCTGGAACGGGGGTTGAACCTGAAGGGTGACGAGACCAGCAGTGCAGTGCTGACCAAGTGTCTGTCAGTGTTACTCAGAGATTCTAAGTGGGTGCAGGGATGAGTGACCAAGTGCTAAAGCCTGACCACTACGAAAGGTGGGCAGTAGAGCCTGTCACGTTTATCATGACTAATGACATGGAGTTCTGGCGTGGTAATGTCATTAAGTATGTAGCGCGAGCAGGCTATAAGAATGATGAGGTTGAGGACTTGCGTAAAGCCCAGAGATACCTTCAAATGCGGATTAATCAACTGGAGGGGAGACCGATAACAGATGAGTAGTTTACTTTTACTTGTGGTTACTGTAATATATGCGTGTGTGATGGTAGACCAGTTTTTCAAAGGTAATACCTCGATGGCTGGTGTCTTTTTAGGTTACACTATTGCAAACTTTGCACTAATGGCGGTGGCTGACTAATGAATATATTTTTCCTGCAACATCTACCATACATAAGTGTGCGTGACTACGTTGATAAACATGTAGTCAAGATGCCGCTTGAGTATGCTCAAATGCTCTGTACTGCTCATCAAGTGCTGGATGGTCAGCGTGATGACTTGTACAAGCCTGCCCACAAGAATCATCCATGCACCAAGTGGGCGCGTGAGAATAACTGTAACTACATGCACCTGTATGCCTACTTTACTGAGTCACTACGCGAGTACACTCACAGGTATGGCAGGGTGCATGGGTGTGCTAAGTTGCTTGACTTGCTGCTTGAGCCTCCAAGAAACATAACCAAATCAAAACACATGACGGAGTTGCCGCAGGCTATGCCTGATAAGTATAAACAACGTTGTGCTATTGATGCTTACCGAGACTATTACCTTAACGAGAAACGCCACATTGCGTGCTGGACTGACCGTCCTGTGCCTGACTGGTGGCAATAGGAGATTAAAAATGAAATACTTCGCAATTGATAACAACGATATGATTAATTTTTTAGGGTCGCATGATAACGAGGACTTGGCGTGGGACTACTGTAGTGCTACGGGTATCTTCCCTAAAACTATCTGGGGGCAGAACCAAGCTATCGCTTCAGCCGAGTACATCTTTGAATACCTAGACCCTGAAGAGGTAGATTTATCTTAATGGCTACACTGGAGCAACAGATAGACCTTGAGATGAGGATGGTGCAGTCGGGCATTGACCGATACTACCAGAATCTTACGAAGCTCAAGGGTCAGGGTATCGAGTCCAATACGAAGCATGGGCGGGCTATCATATCTGGGGTTGTCCATCCTGTAGCGGAGGGTATTCAGGAAGTTATTGATACCAAAACCAACGGGCGTAACATTGCCTACAAAAAACTACAGGGCATGGATAGTCAGAAGTTAGCGTATCTGTCCTTGCTGACAGTGGTTGACAGCATCAGCCAACGCTACCCGTTATTGAAGGTGGCTAGGTTATGCGGCATACATGCAGAGATACAAAAAAGACTTGATGAGTTTGTCGAGCGTGAGGGTAAGGGGGCGTTATCTTTGATTGAGCAGGCAAACCGTAAATCAAATGCTGGTTTCAATCACAAGCGTCACGGGCTGAATCACAAGATAAACGAGTTACACCCTGACATTGACAGTTGGACATCTGAGGAACGCATACACGTTGGTCTGAAGTTGATTGATGTTATCATTCAAAAGACGGGCATTGTGAAGTTGCGTAAGTGGGTGATGAAACGAGGCAAGACCACTACATTCTTAGAGGCTACAGAGGATACGCTAGATTGGATTAAGGCGTTCAATGAAGCTAATGAGAATCGCTTGCCTAGGTACTCTCCCTGTATCATACCACCAAAGGACTGGACTGGTATATTTGAGGGTGGGTATCACAGCTCACACATAAATCAGTTACCAATTATTCGAGTACACAGATAGGAGGTTAAATGAGTAAAGCCGAAGCGTATCTAAATGACCTAGAGCAACAGGACTTGAGTGCGGAATACAAGTGCCTCAATGCTCTACAGAGAACTGCATGGCGCGTGAACAAGCGTGTAGCAGAGGTGCTGCGAGAAGCGTGGGACACTGGACAATCTTGGGGTAAACTGCCTCCCAAGGATAACATCGAGCCACCTGCGTATCCTTTTGACAAGCAGCCTGACCAGTTGGAAGGTGTTGAGTTGATTAAGTTTCGTGAGTTTAAGAAGTCTCGAAACGCTATCTATACTCACAACGCTAAGAGTATGTCCAGACGTATTCAAATCGAGCGCACCATCCAGTTAATTGAGGACTACATGAAGTATGATAAGTTTTACTTTGTGTGGCAGATGGACTTCCGTGGGCGTAAGTATCCAGTAGAATCCTTTCTGTCTCCCCAAGTAGCTGACTACGGCAAGGCATGCTTAGAGTTTGCTGATGGTATGCTGATTGAGAATCATGATGACGCTAGGTATCTGGCTATTCATGGAGCTAACCAGTATGGCGTGGACAAGGTAACTCTACTGGATAGGTACTTGTGGGTAGAACTCAACACAGATAAGATTATCGAGTGCGCTGAGAATCCACTGGAGAATACATGGTGGACTGAAGCTGACAAGGCGTGGCAGTTTCTCGCGTTTTGTTTTGAGTGGGCTGATTTCAAAAAGGATGGTCAGATTGTAACCAGACTACCATGCGCCAGTGATGGTTCATGTAATGGGCTACAGCACTTGGCATCTATCATGCGTGATAGTAAAGCCGCAACGAGTGTCAACCTGACCGCCTCAGATGCGCCACAAGACATTTATTCAGATGTGGCTGTACGAGCTACTGAGTTTATGGAGAAAGACGCTCAGAATGGAAATGAGTTAGCCAGAAAAGCACTTGAGATTGGCATTGACAGGAAGATTACCAAGCGTCCAGTCATGATAGTGCCATACGCAGGTACTCTATTTAGTTGTCGTGACTACATCATTGAATCTTTGATAGAAAAGTGTGGTGATGGGGACTACTTTGAGTTGGGTACTTATATAGCTAGTCATGTGTGGGAGGCTATCAGTGAGGTAGTGTCGTCAGCTAGGGAAGTGATGGGCTACGTCCAGACTCTATCTAAAATTTACGCAAAAAATAATCAGCCTTTTGAGTGGGTTACGCCAACGAACTTACTGGTTCGGCAGTTGTACCCAAACAGTAAAAAGTTTAGAATAGAGACTAGGATAAATGGCAGTGTCCTTAAATTAAACTTTAGAAAACAGATAGATAACACAGTGGATAAGCGTAAGTCATCTCAGGGAGCTAGTCCAAACTTCATACATTCCTTGGATGCTTCTGCCTTAACCTTCTGTGTCAATCGCTGTATTGATGAAGGGATTGATAGTTTTGCTATGGTGCATGATAGTTATGCTACCCATTCGCCAAACATGCCAAAACTAAATAACATCCTGCGTGAAGAGTATGTTAGAATGTACTCTGAAAATGATGTATTGTTCCAGTTATATGACAGAGCAGTTGCTAAGTTTCCTGATGAAGAGATACCTGAGCCTCCACAGAAAGGTTCTTTTGAAATCAGTGAGATACTGCAAAGTGATTATTTCTTTGCATAAACACCCCCTATTGGTCGCCCCAGAGGGTTCATATATAACATTAACTTTATAGGAGAGATAATGGAGATTGTAAAAGGTAAATTGATGTATGCTAGTGTTCACAAACCTAACACAAAGTTTGATGCAGATGGTGTATATCAGGTAGATGTAGTGATGTCAGAACAAGAAGCACTACCATTGGCTGAGAAATTAGAAGGTCTAATTCAAGAGCGTATCAAAGAAGAGGTGAAAGGTAAGCCTGCTTTGAAGAAGGTTCTGTCCAGTCGTCCTATCTACACCCCTATGTATGATGAAGCAGGTGATGAGACAGGCGAGGTCAAGGTTAAATTTAAGACTAAAGCTGTTATCCGTACCAAGGAAGGTAAGGTCTACAACAACAAGGTGTCTGTCGTAGATGCTAAGCGTACCCCTATCAGCCCTGATACATTGATTGGTAATGGTTCTGTAGGTAAGGTAGCTTTCGAGCCGTTCGCTTACTACAACGCAAGTGCCAAGGAAGTAGGTCTGAGCTTACGCCTGAAAGCCTTACAGGTTATTGACCTTGTGACATATGGCACTGACCCATTTGAGGATGAGGATGGCTTTACTGTCGAAGAGACTGCTCCAGATAATGTGATTCCTTTTGATGCTAAAGAAGAAGAAGTCACTGAGTCTGTTGAGTCTAATGACGACTTCTAAGTCTACGCTAGAAGATAGAGTAATGGCTAACTTGGATAAACGTGGGGTGTCTTATGAGTATGAACCTTGTAAGTTACCCTACGTTGTTCAGAGAGATTATGTACCTGACCTACTGATAGGTGACATGTACATTGAAGTTAAGGGTTACTTCAGACAGGACGCTCAGAGAAAGATGCGTAATGTTAAGGAGCAACATCCTGAGTTAGACATTAGATTTCTATTCCAAAAAGCTGGTTCACCAGTACAGGGAGCTAGGGTGCGTAAAGATGGCACTAAGATGACTTGTAAAGAGTGGGCTGTAAAGCATGGGTTTGAATGGGCTGAAGGAGAGATACCTGAAGAATGGATAGCGAGTTTATAAGGCACATTCCATGCGAATCATGTGGTTCATCTGATGCTAACAGCTTGTACACGGATGGACATACTTATTGTTTTGCATGCGAAACGTATGGGGAAAAAGAAGTGAATGAAGTTTTTAAGGAAGAGAGTGTAACAGACTTTCTTGAAGGTGAGTACAAAGCTCTTGGTAAGCGAAAGCTATCACAAGAAACTTGTAGGTTTTGGGACTATCAGGTAGGAACTACTGATAACAGTAAGGTTCATATAGCCAACCACAAAAACGAGAATGGTATTACTGTCGCCCAGAAGTTACGTTTTCCTAACAAGAGTTTCTCAGTCAAAGGTGACATCAAATCTGCTGGTCTGTATGGTCAGTGGTTGTGGCGTGACAGTGGTAAGATGGTTACGGTTGTGGAGGGTGAGCTTGATGCTCTGTCTCTCTCACAAGCCTTTGGTAATAAGTGGGCTGTCGTATCCTTACGCAACGGTGCTGCTGGAGCTAAGCGAGACATCAAGGCTAGTCTTGAGTGGCTTGAGAAGTTTGAGAGCGTTGTGTTCATGTTTGACAACGATGATGTAGGTAAGAAAGCTGCTGTCGAGTGTGCTAATCTTTTGAGTCCTAGTAAAGCTAAGATAGCTAAGCTACCTCTCAAGGATGCCAGTGATATGCTACAGGCTGGTCGTGTCAAAGAGTTGATTGACGCTGTGTGGAGTGCTAAGAGTCATCGTCCTGACGGTATCCTGAATGGCGTAGACTTGTGGGAAGCTATCACAACTCAGAACTCTGTTGATAGTACACCCTATCCTTTTGAAGGTCTCAATGAGATGACTAGAGGATGTAGAAAGGGTGAGCTAGTTACTATCACTGCTGGTTCAGGTATTGGTAAGTCTCTAATGACTAGAGAGATTGCCTACCACCTACTGAAATCTGGGCGTACAATCGGGTACATTGCGTTAGAAGAAAGCGTAAAGCGTACAGGTCTTGGACTGATGAGTATAGAGATAAATAAGATTCTACACTTTGAAGACCATGAGGCTGACGATAAAGAGATGAAGCAGGCGTTTGATGCAACACTAGGAACTGGTAGAGTCTACCTGTATGACCATTTCGGTTCTACTGATAGCGATAACTTGTTATCTAAGATACGTTATCTTGTTAGAGGCTGTGAGTGTGACTACATAATCCTAGACCACCTATCAATTGTGGTATCAGGGCTTGAAGATGGTGATGAGCGCAGGGCTATCGACAATACCATGACTAAGCTACGAAGTTTGGTTGAAGAGCTTGGCTGTGGTATGCTGTTGGTGTCTCACTTGCGTAGACCAAGCGGTGATAAGGGACATGAGGAAGGTGTACAGACCTCTCTGTCTCAACTGCGAGGCTCAGCAGCTATCGCTCAATTGTCTGACATGGTTATAGGTTTGGAACGTAATCAACAGAGTGACAATCCTGACGAGACTACAGTTAGGGTTCTCAAAAATCGTTGGAGTGGTGAAACAGGTGTCTGCACTACTTTGACTTACGGCAGAGACACTGGAAGGATGTTAGAAAATGGTGGATTATATTGATGAAGATGTCGAGCAAGCCTATGAGAGGCTATGTGGACTTCTAAAAGTGCTACATAGAGAAGATGAGATACCAGACATAAGAGAGTTTGAGCGTTGGTATGAGCAAGAACGCCTAGACAACGAAGATGTAACGAGGCACTGATGATTGTATTTGACATAGAGACAGACGGACTATTAGAAGAGGTGACGAAGGTTCATTGTCTCGTAACACAGGATACTGATAATGGTGAAGTTAGTAGATTTCGTGATGTGCATAACGGTCTTCTATATCTTTCTAGAATGGGAGAAAGTAAAAAGTGTATTGCAGGGCATAATGTAATAGGTTTTGATTTACCCGTGTTGAAGAAGCTGTATGGATTTGAGCCTACTGGTGAAGTGTTTGATACGCTGGTAGCTTCTCGAACCATCTGGTCGAACTTACAAGAGTTAGACTTGAAGAACAGAACTGTCGAAGATAAGTTGATAGGTTCTCATTCGCTCAAGGCATGGGGACAACGCTTGAAGTTTTCCAAAGGTACTTATGGAGAGACTGAGAACGCTTGGGACGAGTTAAGTGATGAGATGTTAGACTACTGTGAACAGGATGTTAGGCTGAACACTAAATTACTTGAGCGTATCCTAGCTAAAAAGTTTTCTTCTGATGCCTTGGAACTAGAGCATACTATTTCCAAGTTAATGCTGAAGCAAGAACGTCATGGTTTTCCTTTTGATGTTGACAAAGCTAGAGAGCTTTACTCTAGTCTAGTGGCTCGTAAGAATGAACTCTACAATAAACTGGTAGAGGAAGTCGAGCCTACAATAGTTGAGTTAAAAACTAAGACTAAAGTAATACCATTTAATCCAGCCTCCCGTCAGCAGATAGGAGATAGGTTACAGAAGTTAGGATGGAAACCTGAAGAGTTTACCAAGAACGGTGACCCAAAAATTGACGAAAAAATTTTGGCAGGAATTGACTTACCGATTGCTAAGCAGCTCACTGAATATCTTATGCTGAATAAGAGAGTGGGACAGATAGGTGAAGGTAAGCAAGGGTGGTTGAAGTTAGAAAGAAACGGTAGGATACATGGTCGTGTGAATCATATGGGCGCAGTAACTAGTCGCTGTACGCACAACAATCCTAACGTAGCGCAAGTACCTTCTCTGAGTGCAGAGTATGGTAAAGAGTGTAGAGAGTTGTTCCATGCCCCAAAGGGTTTTAAGATAATCGGTGCAGACGCTAGTGGATTAGAGCTAAGATGTCTAGCACATTACATGAGTAGATTTGATGACGGTGAATACGAAAGAGAAATACTGGAAGGGGACATACACACAAAGAATCAGCTTGCAGCAGGACTGGAAACTAGACCTCAAGCTAAGACTTTTATTTATGGATTCCTCTATGGAGCAGGGAATGAAAAGATTGGGCAGATTATTGGTAAGGGGAAAAGAGAGGGCGGTCAAATCAAAAAACGCTTTCTTGATAAAACACCTGCACTAAAATATCTGCAAGATGCAGTGAAGAGAAAGGCTAAGAGTGGATTTCTGTTAGGATTAGACAAGAGAACTATACCCATTCGACATGCTCACGCTGCCCTAAACACATTACTTCA